CCCCGTTTTTTACCTCCTTCTACTGCTGGAACTGTCATATCATCAAGTCTTACATCAGGATTTTTATCAATATCTTGAGTTTTACCTAACATTTTACGAGGTCTTCCTAAACCCGTCCATTTTGTATTAATCATTTTATTTATATTATCCGTCCAAACTTCACGTGAAAAGAAAGGTTCACTTGTTCCTGTTTCTCTAGCACTATTTCTTTCTCTTACGAAATTTCTAAAGTCTTCTAATTCTTTTTCACCCTTTTTTAATTTCGTTTCTATTACCATTCTCTTAGTTTCTTGAGGTGTATCTTTCAGTATTTTCTTTCCTGCTTCTAGCCATTTTACTAAATCATCTTTTGCTACTTGGAATCTTGCCTCTATAGTTGCTTCTGTAAATTTTTTTTCTGGTTTAACACTAGCTTTAAGAGCTTCTGCTTTTGCTTCTTCACTTGCTTCATATTTTCTGGACGCAGTTCCTGAGGCTGGAACTGTTAATCCCCTACTTGTAGCATAGGCTCTAGCTCCTAATTCAGCATCAGTAGAAGGTCTTACTGTTCTCCCTCTTATTTCTAGTATTCTTCCACTTGAAGCATCTTTAGCGGTTTGATATGGATTTCCATCCATACCACCTTCAATTTTTCCTAAAAGTTTCCTTGGTCTTCCTCTTCCTTTTTTAGCTTTTTTTTCTTCTGCTTTTTCTACTGCTTTTATAGCTCTATTTAATAAAATATTTCCTCCTGAGTATCCAATTCTTCCCCCTTCAGGAACGCTTTCAGCCGGAGGATTTACTTGAGCTTCTGCTTCTTTATCGGCTTCTCTTTGAGTAATATCTCTAGGAGCTACTTTTTCACCAGAATAAGTTCCTCTCGACATAACCGCACCTGAAAAATAAGTGGTAGGGTTTTTACTGAGAGAGGTAGAAGATAAACCTTGAAATGAAAAAGGGATACTTTCCATATCATCGTAATATTCAACATATCTTTTATTAAATTTTTGAGTAAGACTTCGGATATCTTCTCCGTATGGTGTAGTATAACCAGCCATTAAATATTATATAATAAGCCTTATATAATTTTTAATGTAATATATATTTTTACATAAATTTTTTTAAGAAAGTAATCTTAAGACATTTGTCTCCAAAGATTTACTTCAATTACTGAATCAGAGCCAGCTTCTCCTTGTAATTCACATACGACAATGGGTCCTGGACTTAAAAGAGCAGTAAAGGGAGTAGCAGTATTTAATGTGTCATAATTTGTAGTTATTTTATCCCCAACTTTAGGCAAAATGTTATTAGGAAAATTCACAGATACAACATTTACATCGTCAAGTGTAGCAGTAGCAGTAGCTACTAAATACCAATTTCCAGATGATTTAGAAGACATTGTTATATAAATTACTTAAGATAAAAATATTTAAATTTATCTTAATTAATTTTAGATTTTTACATTAAATGAGAAGCCATACGACCACCGGAACGACCTAAACCAACACCACCTCCGGAATGACCTAAACCAACACCACCTCCAGACCGTCCGTCTCCTTCATAACCATATCCAAGAGCACCGAGAACTTTTACAGCAGTCTTAGCGTAAGGATTTGAGGATTGTTCTAAAAGAGCTTTAGCCACTTTAGCACCAGTTGGAAGAGCACCTTTAAGCATTCCCATTACATCAACTTTACCACCAATTAAACGACGAGCTGAAGAATAAGACATACGAGCGGATTCATCTTGAGAAGCATCAAGCACATCTTGTTTAGTGAGAACAGCGGTATAAGTAGCGGAGGTTCCTCTTTCACAAACAAAGACACCTGAGTTCATAGTGATGATAACTAATTCATAAGGATTTCCGGAGTTAATATTTGCGCCGGTGTTATTGGAAACGTTAAGTTGGAATTGTAATTGGAATTGACCGAGAGAAGAAGGAGCGTAGTATTCTTCACTGAGAGGAACTTCCCTAGCAAAATCAAGCACAAGAAGAGAACCTGAAGTATTAATAGGTTGAGCGTTTCCAGCATAAGCACCAGTATGAGAGTTGGCCTGTCCTGAGAATTCTAGCCAGCTTTGATTGGAACCGGATTTAACAGACATTTTCCAGAGGTCGTGTTGCCGAGAAGAGGAAAGAAGACCAGAAACGTTATTGAAGTTAATAGAAATACTATTAATGGGTAAATAAGAATCAGTATCAGAGAAAGTTCTATTTTGTTTTCGGACGAAGATAATAAGTTTATCAGGCACTTGGTTAAGTTGAATGGATTGAGAGGGAACAGTAGCAGTAGCGCCAGTAGCAACATCGGGGATAGTTGTTTTATAACGAGGGAGTTCGTAGTAAGGAACAACGTTGCGGGGAGGTAAAAGCACTGAATTAGGAGCAGTGAGGAAATTCATATACATTAAGAAATCAGAATTTGCCACGTTTAAGAGTTGGAAAGCACAACCAGCTACGGAATTATTAACACCACGGAGGATATTTTGGACGTTTCCAATGTTAAAGATAAAGTTTAAGTTTTGGATACCATAGAAACCTTGGTTTTCTTTTTCAGGGTCGCAGTAAAGGAAAGGAGATAAAAGGAGAGGTTCGCGGACGGTGTAAGTGATTACAACCGTTTTAGTTGAGACACCATCACCGATTGTATTACCTGTAATAGAAACGGGGAAGGCACCACGAGGCATTAAGTCGTTATCAGTTGGGTTGTTGTATGAGCCGTTAGGGTTGTTGTTAGCATTGACAGCATCTGAATAATTTTGGTAGGTATCATAAGCGGTAGGGGTCATTCCATTATAACGAGCTAAATATCGTCTGTCGTGGAAACGAGTAATAGAACTGATAACATCAGCGGTATTTTGTGAGACACTGTTATTATTGATGGTAGCTTGAGAAGTAGTGAATAAGGATTGAAGAGGGAAAGGACATAAAGCGTGTCCGTTTCCATAATCTACGAGATACTCACCGGCTTGAGCTACACCGACAACTTGAAGACGAACAGTTCCCTGAAGGATAACCTCTCTATCAATAATGGTAAGTTCAGAAGGAACTTGGATATTAAAGGACACTTGAGAAGCAGAGGCGGAAGTAGATTGGAATTCACTCTCAACTTTACTAGAAGCGCCTTTAAAAACGGCAAAATCTACATCAGATTTTACTCTAAGACGGTCATCTAAAACTAAAACTTTACGGAAATCTTGAGACATTGTATATAAATTATTTAAGATAAAAAATTTTTATATTTTATCTTAAACATTTTTAATTTACTAGATATTTTTTTATTCTCTATAGTTTTTTTCTACTTCAGGATAAAGTTTTTTTCTAAATAAAATTTTCATACTGGAATAACATCCTGAAGCAAGTTGGAAAGGATGAAGATTTCCAAATTTATCTTTCCAAAAACAAGCAATTTCTATACTTTGAATAGGATTATCACCTATTAAATCAACTAGACGATATTCTGCTGTAGGTGAATATTGGATTAAAGGTTTATATTCCTGACCTGTAGTTAAATATACTTGTAAATCTGTTAAAACATTTCCAATGCTAGAGTTATTTCCTCCCGCTCCAAATAAAACATCACTATTAAATACTAATGGCGTGCTTTGTTGTTCCGGAACTAATGGAACTAGTGAAGCTTGGAAAACTATTGAAGCAATAGGACACCATAAAGGACTGGTTGGATATTCTCCATAACTTTGATAAAAAGAAGGAGCCGGAGCAGTTGGAGTATAAATATTTGAGCCGTTATTAATGTTTCTAACTACAAGTTGGAAGTTTTTCCCGTTAGTAATATTTGAACCATATCCATTATTTCTACTTTCTAGAGAACTGAAAAGAGTATAAAGAGGAGAATTAAAATAAATGTAAATGGATGAAGTGATAGATAAATCAGAATCATATCCTAAAACGTCCGCATTAAGAGTATATTCAGCAGTTGTAGGATTAAATTCCATAAAAGGAGCTAAAGCAGAGGGAAGAGTTCCACCTGCGCCTACTACTTGAGCGTTAAGAGAAGTAAAAGCCGTTTGTAAAGCATTATTTAACATTAAGACGAAATGTTGGAAATTGTAAATAAAATAATACTCTGAAGTTAAATCTTGTTGAACTATAGGAGGAGTTGGATTTGGAGCATTAAGATTTTGAGGAATGAAAATTAAAGGAGTTTGACTTTCATAAAGAACACCACCATAAGAATAAGCTAAATTAACATTATAAATTAAAACGTTAGGGTTAAGTTGTCCGATTTGAGCTTGGGGAATCATTGATGGTAAGGTTGGAGTTTCAACGTAAAAGCGGACTACCGTCATATAATAATCTTTGGCACTGTTAATAATTGGGTTGTTTCTTGTCTCAGTAAAAATTAAATTTGGAGGTGCTAGTGTTCCGGTAGTATCATTATTTACCACGTTAAAATCAAAATAGATATGGTTTGGTTCAACCATATAATTACTATTTACAGGAGGTCTATTTGAGAACATATATTAAAAGTTAGATTAAAAATTTACCTTTCTTAACTTCAACTTTAGATATTTTAATTAAAATATCTAAGGTTAATATATGGAAAATCTAAAAGAAAAATTACAAGAAAAGGGACTTTCTGAAAGTTCCGTTAAAATGTATCTTAGAAATTTAGAAAAACTTAATGACAGCAAGCCTATTAAAAATTTAACTTTTCTAAAAAAACCTGAGATAATTTTAGAAAAAATCAAAGATAAAAAAGATAATACCCGAAGAAGTTATTTAATTTCTATTGTTTCAGTTCTTGGAGTTTTAGAAAAAGATAGTCCTCTTTATAAAAAGTATCATAATTTGATGTTAGAAGTCAATAATGAAATTAAAAAAAAACCTACTACTGAACTAAGCGAAACTCAATCTAAAAATTGGAAAAAATGGGATGATGTCCTTAAGGATTTCAAGGATTTAGAAAATAAAGTTTTAGGTTTCAAAGGTAAAACCTTAACAAAAACTCAATATAATGAATTATTAAACGCTTTAGTAGCTGGATTATATATTTATCAAGAACCTAGAAGAAATATGGATTATCAGAAAATGATGAAAATTAAAACCTACCTCCCAAAACTTCCGGCAGATGTAAATTATATTGATGGTGAATCCTTTATCTTTAATGTCTATAAAACCTCTAAAAAATACGGACAAAAAACCATTAAAATATCAGATGAACTAAAACCTTTACTTAAACTTTATCTTAAATATACTGGAGGTCTAAAAAAAACTCCTGAAATCTTCTTAAGAGATTGTGAGGGAAAACCTCTGGAAAGTGTCAATAGTATTACTAGAATTTTAAATAAAGTTTTCAGTAAGAAAATCGGAAGTAGTATGTTAAGACATATTTATATTACTCATAAATTCGGAGATAAAGCTCAGGAAATGAAAGAAACCGCGGAAAATATGGGACATACTGTAGAAACACAAAAAGATTATATCAAAGATGATTCTAAAGTCGGAGGTTTAGTTAAAAAATTATTAGTGGATTTTGATTAAGTTTAAATATATTATTTTAGTAAAATTTTAACTTAAAGAAATGTTATCTATATATATTAATAAAAAAACTATGCCCGCCCTTCAAAACAAATATACTGAATTTGTCAATGAACTTGCTAATAAAAAATTTGAATCCGGAAGTATTCATTACCGTTTAGCAAATAATAAATCTTATTTTTCATCTTTAGAAAATATTCAATTTGTAATAAAAAGAGAATATAAAAAAGATGATAAGGAATTTATCAAATTTTTATTAGAATGTGATAAGAAATATAATCTTAAAAAACATTTTAGAAAATATCGTTTTGGATTATCTTCCATCAATGAAAAACATTATGAAGATGGAAAAGGTTTAACAATGATTGAACTTTAAATTATTTTAGTATTTTTTGACTTAAAGAAATATTATATATTATATTATATAAAAAACTATGCCCGCCCACCAAAATAAAAACTTCCTTAATTTCCTTGAAAAAATTTCTGAATATGAATCTTCTTTAACCGGAACCGGTGTTAATATATGGATTACTAGAATAAACGAAAAACCTTTTTTTAACGATATTAAAGAAATTGAAATTTCTTATGAAGAATGGTCTAATATTACCGATGTTTATGATATTATTAGTGAATTAAAAGAGGAATTTAAACAACTTAAACGATTAAAAATTAAAATTACCAAAGGATGGTCTTTTACTGAAAGTGATTCAGATGACGATAATCTAAGTGTAATTTCCACTAGAACTGAAGACCCCTGTCAAGTATAAAATATAAAATTTATTTAAAAAAAAAAATAAATTTTATTTTTTTTAATTTAGCCTGTTTTGCTGTCTATATTATTTTAGTATTTTTTGACTTAAAGAAATATTATCTATACTGAACTCTAAATTAAATAATCTACATTTTTAATAATAAATGCCATATATTATTAAAAAAGTAAAAAATGGTTTTAAAGTATGTAAAGAAGATGATAAATCTGAATGTTTTTCTAAAAAACCATTGACAGCAGATAAAGCCAAAAAACAAAAAACCGCTATAATTTTAAGTGAATTATCCCGAAAGAAAGGCTCAGGCAAACCAGCCGACTCTGAACTTTATCAAGAAGTTAAAGAGGAAATTTATCAAGAACAACCGAAACACTCACTTTATAGAAGCGCCAGAATCCAGAAAGAATATCAGGAAAGAGGAGGTAAATATTTGGGAAGTAAATCAGAAGGAATTCCTAAATGGTTTAATGAAAAATGGGTAAGTTTAAATGATTTTGTGAGAGGTAAAATTTTAAAATGTGGTAATAGTGATACTGAAAAAAAATATGGTGAATATCCTTTATGTCGCCCGTTGAAAATAGCAAAGAAACTTGGGAAGGAAAACATCAAGAAAATGATAAAAGAAAAAGATAAATTAGGTAAAAAGACTTTAAGGACTGAGGATATTTTAGGGACAAAAAAATTTAATGTCGGGAGAGGTAAAACTACCAAATTTCAAAAACAATTATTAAAAATGGAATTTCCTCCTGAGGCATATCTTCAGATAGCTAGAAGACAAGCTGAAAAATACGGTTTAGACCCTACTAAATTAAATTTTTGTAGTGATTCAACTAAAAAATTAAATTATGATGGGACACCCTTCGGAGCTTCTGGATATAATGATTATATAATCTGGACTTTCTTAGAAAAAACCGGAAAGCAACCCTCAGGAACCGCTAAAGAAAAAAGACGTTTATATAGAGCTAGGGCAGAAAATATAAAAGGGGATTGGGCGGACGATAAAACCTCACCAAATAACCTCGCCATTAATATTTTATGGTAAAGTATAATATAATTATTTTAGTATTTTTTGACTTAAAGAAATATTATCTTATATATTAATAACTAATTCGTATGCCCGCCCTTAATTTTACTTGTCTTTATACTGATAGAAGTCCTGCTTTTTGGACTGCTACCCTTAAGGAATTAAAAGAAGATTATAAAAAAAATTCTAGAAGGATGACACCTGAAGAAATGACCGATTCTATTATGAGTTTTAGAGAGGTTGTTTATGATGCTAAATATTGGGAAACTTTTTATTTAGAAGATTTTGAAGCTTTTCATCAAAACACCCCCTTTACCTTTGACAATAAACAAGAAAGAAGCGATTTCTTTAAAGTTATCAAAGAAATTCAAACTCTCTTAAGAAAATCTAGAAGTAAAATCTGGAATGAATCACCTAATGTTCCCGTTCCTGAAAATATTAGAATATGTCTTCAAAAAATCAAAGGAGGACATCATTAAATAAACTTTTAAAATATATATTTTAAAAAAAATACATATTTTAAAAAAATACATATTCTGCTGTATATACATATTTTTTTATTATTTTAGTAAAATTTTGACTTAAAGAAATATTATCTTATATATTAATAACTAATTCGTATGCCCGCCCGTATTTTAAATCCTTGGACTCAGTCAGAAATTGACGAGTTAAGCGAACATTTGAGCGCTTATTTTATAAATGAATGTAGCGATGAAATGAAATACATCCAAAGAAGCTTAATAAAGAAAGTTTGGAGAGATGTTTTTGATTATGAACTATCTAAAAAAACCTTCCATAATCTAGTTTATCGAAACAGAAAAAATTTATTAACTAAATATAAAAACTGGAGGTATTTCATTGACGATTACAAAATGGATGAAGTAAAAGCTTTACCAACTATTTTATTAACTGGAATTTCTGAAGTATTAGCCTCAGAATTTCAAGATGATATTGAATGCTATAAAGATTCTTTTGAAGATTTAAAGCCCAAATTATTTAATCCTAAAAAAAACAATAAATAAACTTTTAAATTTAATATTTTTATAAGTATAATTTTAACTTAAAAAAATATTATCTATTATAATATTAATGGAAAACTCTAAAAAATACGACACTAAGAAATACTACCAAAACTTCAAAGAAAAAAATGAAAATAAAATTTGTGAAAAGTTAACTTGTGAGGTTTGCGGAGGTAAATATTCTTATTTCAATAAAGCTCATCATAATAAAAGTAAAAAGCATTGTATGGCTTTAGAAATTATTAAAAGAGTGGAAGATAAATTTTTAACTTCTTCACCTGCTGTCTCAACCAATTAAACCTATTTTTTCAAAAATATTAAAAAATCTCTAGGATTATTTTTTAGTATTTTTTAACTTAAAGAAAAATTATCTAGTATATTATATATAAAAATGCCCGTCGATATAATGCCTATCATTTCCTTTTGTCAGGAAAATTCTCTTAATTTCGTTTCTTGTTCTATTAAATTAGATGAAGAGACACAAAAGAAAATTTATTTACCTGTAGAAGTTGGTTATAGAGATTTTGATTTCAAAAAAAGTCTGGAGGTTTTACAAGCCAAAGGAGAAAAAGATTGTTTTTTGATTGGATTACAAAAGAAATTTATTGTAATTGATACTGATACACCAAGAGCTACTGAATTTATGGATGAATGTTTAGAAAAACTGAATATTAAACCTTTTAAAACTGAGTCTCCTTCAAATGTTTTCTTTAACAAAAAAGGAAAGTTTCATTATTGGTTTAAAAATCCTTTTGGAGAAGTAAAGAATATTCTTAAATGGAATAATAATGATATTGATATCATTACTGATACTATTTCAGAGGTAAAAACAACCGAACTAGATTATGACTCAATGCCTGAACTTCCAAATGTTCTTTATAATGTATTTTATAAATTTAATGAAAAAATCTTAAATGAAAAAGAACGAAAGAGCCCTAAACCTAAAGAACAATTCACCGAAGATAAAATTAAAGATTTGGTAAGATTACTTGCCGATTTTAGAACCGTTGGTTTTAATGAATGGCGCGATGTTGGATTTTGTCTTAAAAATCTTGGTGAATTTTATAATATTTTTGATGAATTTTCTAGACGTTGTCCCTCTAAATATAACTCTGGAAAATGTCTTAAATTTTGGAATGGTATCAAAGATAACACCGAAAATAAATTAGGGCTTGGAAGTTTAATTTTTTGGGTTAATCTTGATAATCCAGATGGACTTAAGAAATGGTATGATAAATACCATAAAGCTATTAAAGAAATTGATTTTATCGATGAGCCTCAAGTTGAAAATTCAAGAAAATATGAAGATGTAAAAAAAGAATTTGAAAAGACACACTTCAAGGTAATGCATCCTTTAGTTTATTGTAGTGAAACGGAAGAGGAGGTAATAAGAATTCCAAAAAAAACATTTAGAGATACTTACGAAAATTATCATTATCAAGTAATCAAGCAAGATAAAAAAGGACATTCTCAATTAGTTGATAAAGAATTCGTTCCTGATTGGATGAAAGATGAAAAAATTAGAACTTATGAAAAAATTGATTTCCTTCCAAAGGTTCAACATCCCGAAAATATTTATAATGTTTTTAATGGTTTTGAAATTGAGAAGAAAAAAGAGGTAGAGACTAAGAAGACTTTAGAAAATAGTATTATTTTCAAACATCTTAAAAATATTTGTAATGGAGATGAAAAAATCTTTAATTATGTTGTAAAATGGCTAGCTAATAGAATTCAAAAACCTTCAGAAATCCCTAATACTTCTATAGTCTTCAGGAGTATTGAAGGAACCGGAAAAAATATGTTTTTTGACTGGTTCGGACGTCAGATTATCGGAAGTGATTATTATACGTGCACTAAAAAATTAGATAAAGCCTTCGGAAATTTTAACTCTTTACTATCTAAAAAAATTTTATTTGTTATTAATGAATTGACCCCTGTAGAGAGTTATCAACATATGGATACAATTAAAGACTGTATCACGGCGGAATATAACATTATTAATCCTAAAAATTTAACGGAATACAAGGAGAAGAACAACTGCGGATTTATCTTTTTCACTAATAATTTTAATGTTTTAAACATTGCGGAAACTGATAGACGATTCGTTTTAATTGAAATTGATAATATTGATTATATGAAAGAACCGGATTATTTTAAAAATCTTTTAAAAGAAATCAAAAGCGGAGAAATTGATAAATTATTTTATGAATATCTCCTCAAGCAAGACCTCTCAAACTTTGATTTCAAAGAAGAAAGACCCATTACAAATTACTATAAACAACTTCAGGAATTAAATAGACCAGTTCTTATGGATTATTTTATTAATATTTATGAAGAAAATCAAGGGGAAAAAGAGATATCATTCAAAGCCTCCGAAATTTACGGATTCTTTAATAATTTCTGTCAAAGTGGCGGATATAAAACCTCCTACACTCAAAAACGTCTTTCAGTGGAACTTAAACGATATGGCGATTTTGTTAAAGATAAAAGGAAAGTTGATGGAATCTATTATTATTTTAATATGACTAATCTTAAAACTTTCTTAATGTCTAAAGGTTATATTACCGATTTTATTGATGAGGAAGTTCCTGAAGTAAAACCTCAGAAGAAAAACATAGTTCATTTATAAATTTAAACTTAAAATTTATCAAAAAAAAATAAATTTTAATTTTATAAACCCTACATACTTTAAAATTTACATTTTATTTATCTCTTTCAGTTATGCTGTATAGTATGTAGGGTTGTATGATGTATGGTCTAATCCTATTCCATAATATTATATTACACTTTTTTTTTATAAAAAAAAAAAATCATTTTTAAAATAATTGATTTATAACCCTACATACCCTACATCCCTACATTTTTTAAGATAAAATGAAAGAGATTAATAAAAAATAGTATGTAGGGTTGAATGTAGGGTTTAAAAACCCTACATTTTTAAGCTTAAAAATGAAAGAGGGGACTATGTAGGGTTGCTCTTCCGATTTATATTAGTATTAGTGTAAAAGGGGATTACATTAATTCTATTAAAATAAAATCTTACTTAAATATATGGATTCCAGAGAAGAATTAGACGAAATTATTAGAGAACCATTAGATGACGCGGAAATAAAACATTATTTACCCGATGCTTCTCTGATGGTTTATGGAGATTTAAGTAAATATAATTCTATAGAAGAACTTTTACCTGAGGATAAATCCTGCTGTATTATACTTTACCAAGATAGCCCGAATAAAGGACACTGGGTAGTTATCGTCCGAGATAAAGACGAATATTTATATTTTGACTCTTACGGAAATAAAATAGATGACCCGTTAAACTGGGTAGATGTAGGAATAAGAAAGGAATTAAATCAATTAACCCCTTACTTATCTGAACTCTTAAAAAATAAACCTCACAAATATAATAATAAAAGATATCAAAAACTAAATCCTGAGGTTGCTACCTGCGGAAGACATTGTATTTTTTTTACTTTAAATAATAGGATGAATGATTTAGATTTACAAAATTATAAAAAATTGATGGAAGAATTAAAAAAAAAGATGAATTTAGATTATGACGAAATCGTTAGTGATTATATCAATATTACTTAATTATCTTCAGTCTTGAGACTGGAATAAAGAAATATTCTTGAACTTTATCAAGGAAATCCTTCCGGAATCCTCTTTTAAAAGGAGCCTTTTTAATATCCTTAAATTCATCTTCGGAATATTCAATATAAGCGAGTTTATCAGTAAAATTAAAAATAAAGATTTGTTTTTTAGTTTCCTTAGGTAAAACCTTTGAAACTGGCATTAGAGTATCTGGAAAATCTAAAAGTTTATTAGTTCTAGATTTTACTTCATAGATATAAGAGCCTCCTACATAATCAAATTTTGAATATTTATTTTTAACGATTTGAATATCATCTTTAAAAAACGAACTTAAAAGAGGTAAAATTTCCTCTTCTTTTGATTTACCAAATTGATAATCTTCTTTAAATGTTCTCATTAAAATACTTAAAGAAAATTTATTTTATCAACTCAAAAAAATCTAATACTTAGTATATGTCTTGGAATTTACCTTTACAATTATCTAAACTAGTAAGAAATCCCTATAATGTCAATATGAATTTTCTTCAGGACGTTGATGTCTCTGGAAATTTAAAAGTTTATGGAAATGTTGATATTTCCGGAGGTATTACCGTCTTTATGGATTTATCAGACGTTTTACTTGATGGCAATGATGCCTCAGGTCAGAATATCATAGGAGTCGATACCTATTCTGGAATCAATGCGGATTTAAGCGGTGATTTAGACGTTTCCGGAAATTCAACCATCTACGGAAATACGGATATTTATGGAGGTTTTGGAGCCTCTGAGAATACGGTCGCAGGTCAAAGAATTATTAACTCATCTTCAAATACATTTACGGTTCAGGATTACGAGGGAAACTGGGCGATTAGAGTCGGGGATGGGACAACAAACCCTGCGACAGCAAGAAATGTTTTATTATGTGCTTCAGCCGGTCAGGTAAATGTGGGTGTCGACCCTACTTACAGCACATCATTAAATGTTTATGGATTAACAGAGACTACTGATTTATCAGTCAATAATAATCTAGATGTCTCAGGAAATGCTTTTATTTATGGATTTACTACAGTAAATAATGATTTATCAGTCAATAATAATCTAGATGTCTCAGGAAATGCTTTTATTTATGGATTTACTACAGTAAATAATGATTTATCAGTCAATAATAATTTAGACGTCTCAGGAAATGTAAATATTTTTAATGATTGTGATGTATCTCAAAATTTAACCGTCTTCGGTCAGACAAATTGTGAAAATAATTTAAATGTTAAAGGAAATTGTGATATTTCAGGAAATATCGGATTTTGTAATGATATAGATACAGAAGATTTTACTTCAACCGGAGTCTCAAGTTTAGGAGCAACTACAATTAATACCTCTTTAACATTAACAGGATATACTACCGGAGATATGATATATTCTAATTCTGCAGGAGTAATTCAAAAATTACCAATTGGTTCATCAGGTCAAGTTCTTGAAGTGAGTGGAGGAGTTCCAATTTGGGCTTCTCCGTCTCTTTCAACATTTCTTCCTGTAGGTTTTATGTTTCCTTATCCTTCGAATGTAAATGTAGTATTAACTACGTTCGGAATAGAACAAAATTTCGCGATTAATTCAAGTCCATCCTTTATTTTATGCGATGGTAATATATTTGATACTTCATTTTTCTTTGAACTGGCAACAGTATTAGCATCAAACCTCACACCTAATATGACAGGAAAAACAACATTCGGAAATGAGGCTGGATATACTGCATCTATAGGAACTACTGGTGGAACTAAGACTATATCAGTCGCTCAATTACCTCCTCATTCTCATTCTATATTAACACAGGGTGGTATTGGAGTTCAATCAGACCTAATAGTTCATAATCAAAGTTCAGATGGAACAAATAAAACATATAATACTGGAAATACCGGAAGTGGTTCCAATTTTATAGTTCCACATCTGTCTGTAAATTATTTTATCTATACCGGAAAATAAAACTTTACTATAATAATGGACTGTAAAGTGTTGAATTGTGAATGTTGTAAAATAATTTTAAGTTATAATGAAATTGAAGAACATACTCGAACAGAAGAACATCAAAAAAATCTAATTGAATTTTTAAGAAAG